GTATCAATCACCTTCGCCTTGAATCCCTCTGGGACAACACCTCCCATTTCAAGAGCAGTCACTTGACCTCCATTCTTGTAAGCACTGTTGATAGCACCAGCCAGGGTAGGACCAACCACTGGAATCATATTACCAAGTGCGGTAGTTGCCGTTTTAGCGACGGTCTTCGCTACATTCGATGCGAAATTGCTTACGGAAGCTCCCATTCTATACTACGACAATATATTATTTACTTCGGTACTCAATTGGATCAAATCTTCGGAAGTATCTTGTGGGTTGACTGTATGAATTGATGAACAAGAAAGAGTAAGGCTCAGCCGTAGCGAATTGGTACAGCATCATTAATTTGTCTTCATCGCCTCCCTGCTCCTTCAAGAACGATTCCAGTTCCGCTTTATTTTCCGTATGAAAGAACATCGTGCAGTCCAAGTTAGATCGGATCAGTGTAGGCATATACGTATTGTATTTCTGTAGCAAGTAGATGTTTGTAATGTTCATATGGCGATTCTGTGTAGCAAGTTTGGTAATCATTGATGCGTTCTTTGATTTGATCATATGAATACAATCATCATAGATAATACAATAACTTGGTTTGCCTCTTTTCTTTTTCCGTTCATGTCGATCCGTAAACGCCGCACACTTTGCCATGATGTCCTCTAAGACATCATTGTTCAGATCCTCGTAATACTGATCATCAATATCTTCCATCAGTGGTTTCATTTTTTCGTCATTGAGTGCTGTTGGGCTGATCAGAAAAATGAGATCGAAATGTTTATAGTAAGGGGACTCCTTCTTCATAATCATATTCAGTAGAAGATTGCTCTTACCGCACCCTTTTCTCCCGAAAATACCAATATTACACGGCTTCAACGGGAGAACACCTCTTGTTTCATCGCGTTGTTTATCAAAAGGAGCTAACGCCTGTGTAAGTGCCGTAGATTGGGTTTCCATTTATAGAGCATTAGATTGTTTTTTAGCATAATAATTACGGGCATATTCATTAACTTTATCTTTATTCTCTTGTGCGTATTTTAACTTTCTCTGCTTTATTACTTCAGCATTTTCTCGTCTGTATTCAGCCCTTTGTAATTTAATTCTTTCCTTGTTTGCTTGACCGTAATCAGAATTACGCTGTTGTGTGATTTGTTTTCTTTCTTCATCAGTTCTATACGGTATGTATTGATTAACTACATTAGGTGTATTCTCTACATGGAATCTTTCTCTTACAAGTCGTTCTTCCAAAGGGCATTCTTCCAATACCATAAAGATACAATTCTCAAAACCATATTCATCAAAGAGTATATTTGAATGACAACCATTTGATTTGCTTTTATGTGCATACTTCCTTTTTAGAAGACTCATTGTCGTGCTTCCAATATACACTTTATTTCCTTTCATACTTGTAATGGAATAAATTGTAGCCATCTTAACCTTTATTAGTTTTAAAGTTCCGTCAATTTTTTAGAATCCCGCACGACCCTTGCTGTGTCGCTGATGTCCAAATACTTGTCCGCCTCTTTTATATATAAGTTCCTCGGCAACGTTCCCAACATCACGGGCTACGTCCGTAAGCTTTACTGCCGCATATTTAGTGAGTGCTGGAAGTTCCTTAATCAGTTTGTCAATATCCTGTTTGATCCACTTTCGCCCTTCGGCATCAAGAAGACCATTCGCACTTACCATGTTCATAACCCAATCCTGACAATTGGAACGGAAGGCATCGTACGTGTAGAACTTTGTTCCCATTTGTTTCCGTCCTTTTTCTAAAAACTCGGCAATGGAGATGTCTTCGTTAACATCGATAGGATACAGTTCAGCACCTTCCATCTTAGAATATGCCGCATCAACACGACCCTCCACTTTATCCAACTTTTCCAGCACGATGTCACCATTGATGATGATGCTTGTATGATAAACCTCATCAACACCTCCTCGCTTCTTGAACTCTTCCCACCGCCCAGCCGTAAGCAACTGCATCGCCATCACTCCCGGCTTCGCGACTGGCGCTCTCATCATCGCTAAACTCTTAATCTTATCACGGCCATGCTTCTTTATAAACAAACGGAAACGCTTCGGTAGAGTTTCATTAGATGTCAATGCTGAATACAGATTCTTAAAGAACGCACTAACCGTTCCCGTTTCATCTGCCTCTTCTTGAATCGTTCCACCTGTTCGCATCATTCGATCTTGTAGGCGACCATATGGGGTGGGGAAATCTTGGGGGCGACCGTATTTAACTGGCCCTGATTTCATCATATACTATGTGCTTAGATAAAAAGAAAACATTATTCCTTTATAGATAGAATGTCAATCAATGGATCAGTCGCATCTTTTCTTCCTTTTACTATTAATGGTCTTACTGATGCTTCCTTTTCTAATAGTAATTTGGGTGTTGCGACCGCAACATCACTTACCCTTACAAGCGCCACCCCCTTGAAATTAGCACGGTTTGATCTCGATAAGAATCTGGTCAGTGCGTCGGTTGATGAGTCCGAAGTTGCCGTGTTAACCAGTAATGTATTCGATGGTACTCAGACGATGAAGCCAGGACATACTACTAACATCAATAATGTATTCGAAACGAACATCATCGCCAACCCACCCTATGATAAATCCTCCTTTACAACATCGGGTATTTCTGGATATACTCCTCCACTTGGTACATTGACTGGACCTGTTGCGGGTGAGTATTCCATCAGTCAAACCGCAAGTGATCGATCTATTATGAAATTAAGCGGATTCATTCCAGAGGTTGGACGCAAGTATGTTTATACCTTTACGATACGAATCATTGATGCTCCTGAAGCCTATGTCAGCGTAGAACAAGGTGGAGCGCAACGATCCAATACTATTATTCAAATCGGTTCAGACAATGAAACCATTAGCGATACATTCACGTTTGATCCATCTGGTTCTACCCTTGTTTTCAAAATCTACACTGGGTCACTCGATCCGTGGACTGCAACGTGGTCGTCTTTCTCCCTTGGATATTACGAAGCCAGTATCAATGCCCCTATTAATAACCTTACCGTCACTAACCTTGCTACTGAACTATTAGCCTTTCCTTCTACCATTACTAATAGCGAATCTTGGTCTATTTATGCGATTAGCACGATGGGAAATCCATCGACGCTTGGTGGAATCATCTTTCAAGAAGCAACACTGGGCGTTGGGGCATATATCACTAATGGAGTGGTTGGTGCTAAATCCTTTCAATTCAATACGCTGTCTGGAAACGCTGGGAAGGTTGTTGTCACCAATGCGGATCAGGTTATGATTACCTCAATTAACGCTCGACAACTGGATTATATTACAGGGCTTACTTCCCAGGCTGGTGGAGTGGGACAAGTCAACACATGGACGAATACAAATAACTTTCAAGCACTTCGTATCACTTCCACCATCGCCACTCAGGATTACTCCTTATCCGTCAATGTATCTAATCAGTTGGAATTCACTAATCTTACAAGCGGAAATTCTATTAAAACCAACGGTAGCGATTTATTCGTGCCAAGTGGAAATATCAACTGTTTCAGCGGGACACTTGGTATCAATAATGTAGAAGCGAGTGGTAGTGTTTATTTGGCAAAGGGGACAACAGCAGAATGGCGACAAACGCTTGGTATGTCAGATGAGTATGAAATACAAGATAACACTGGATTGATGCGTCTGCGACTCAGCAAGACCACTGGGTTAACCGTTAGCACCATGAATATCACGCAAGTTCCAAGTGCTACACCGTCCCTTGCCCTTGGAGTGAATGGATCAGGTGGTGTTGTTTCCTTTGCTGTTCCTGCTGCAGTCAATATTTTGCCGTTAGATAACACCTTCACGGGAACTAACTTATTTAATAGCACTCTATCTACATCACAATTTAGCGATGTATCCCTTGGTGGAATTACTACCATTACTGGCGTTCCTTTTACGACCGGTCAGCTCCAAACGGCAGGTATTTCCTCTCAGGCTAACAGTCCTGGTACTATTACTTTTGGTGTCCCAGCTACCCTCACACCCTCTCCTACTACTGCCCCCTTTGCTTCGTGCTACAGCATTTCCCAGCTTTTCCCAACGACAAACGCCAGATATGAGTGTCGTTTTACTGGATTTACCTCTCCTATTTTTGGCGTGTCTTTAACAATCTATAGAGCCAATGTAGCGAACACCGCACGAATTGCTATTAGTGCGACCGTTCCTGTTGTTGTTGGAACTTTTATCCTTG